GAAAAATGATGTAACTGCAGGAGTTATTCGTCTTATTGCTTGTTGTGTTGACACAGGTAAGCGAGGCAGGGTTGCACCTGATGAAGTTGATCGGGATTATCTTGCATAATTAAGATCTTAGAGGGGCTGGGAAACTGGCCCCTTTACCTACATGAGGTTGGACAATGACTACATATGTTACGTTAGTGAATGAGCTACTACGTAGGCTCAATGAAGTTGTTCTAGATACGTCTGGGGATGGCTTTGATACAGTACGTAACGTGCAAGCTTTAGCAAAAGATTCAATAAACAATTCTATAAGAAATATTATTCAAACAGGACAAGAGTGGCCTTTTTTAAAAACTACTCAAACCCAAGTTTTAACTGCAGGTACAAGACAGTATAGCTTTCCTGCTGATTATTCTTCTACAGATTGGGAAACTTTTTACATTAAAAAGCTTACCAGCGTTGATAATACACCAATGCATTTACCTACTATTTCGTATGACGAGTATATTCAACGATACAGACATTTTGATGATACAGGCTCTCAGACAGGAATTGCTTCACCTACCCTAGTGTACCAAACATTAGAAAGTAAATTTGGCGTAACTCCTATACCAGACAATAGTTACGAAATAGAATATGTTTACTATAAATTTCCAAGTGATTTAACAAATTTTAATGACGTAGCAATTATACCTAATAGGTTCAAACATGTTCTTATTGATGGTGCTATGATGTACATGATGCGTTTTAGGTCAAATGATCAGAGCGCAGCTATACACGAAAAAAATTTTGAAGATGGTATAAAAATGATGAGAAGGGTCGTTATAGACGAACCTTTACGAGTAAGGTCAACTGTTTTGCAAAGACTTAACTCTTCTAATCAAGTATTAGGTAGAATTATGTAATGGCAGATAATGTTACTTCTTTTATATCATATGCAGAAGGAGGTCTAAACACAAACAGAGATGTTTTATCTCAAGGTGAAAGACAACCTGGCTCTGCAATTACTTTAATAAATTATGAACCTGCTATAACTGGTGGGTACAGACGTATAAGTGGATTTAGCAATGATTATGGCACTGTTCCTGGCACAGGATCAGTCCTTGGGTTAGCAGTAGCAGATGGAATAAACAATGGTATCTTAGCTGCTCGTAAACCATCTTCAGGCCATAACTATTTACACTTTTGGAATGGAAGTGGTTACTCTGCAGTAACAACTTCTGGTAATCCTACAATGGTAGGCGTAACAAAAGTAAGATTTACAAAATTTAATTTTGCTGGACCAAAGGTTGTTTTAACAGATGGTATAAATCCCGCAGCAACTTACGATGGGACTACTTACACTCAAATTACTCACGCTCAAGCCCCTGATAGTCCTAAATTTTCTACTATTTTTGCAAATCATTTATTTCTTGCTGGTGATCCTACTGACAATTACAATTTACACCACAGCGTCACAAATAACGAAACTAATTTTGCACCTTCAGGATCAGCTACTACTCCAGGCGCAGGGGTAATAAATGTAGGTTTTCCTATCGTAGCAATTAAAGCTTTTAGAAATCAGCTTTATATTTTTGGTACGACAAATATAAAAAGACTTTCAGGGACTGACTCTACTAATTTTATTCTAGAGCACGTTACAGATGACTTAGGATGTTTAGCTACTGATAGTGTAGTTGAAATAGCAGGTGATCTTTTATTTTTATCTCAAGATGGTTTGCGTCCTATTTCAGGCACTAATAAAATTGGTGATGTAAACCTTGAGTCAATGACTAAAAACATTCAGTCTATTTTTACTAATATTGTTTTTGATATTGATTTAGGTGGATTGTCTTCTGTTCTTATAAGGCAAAAATCACAAGTAAGATTCTTTTTTGCATCTGCAGATTCTCAAGGGATTATTGGAGGATTTAGAGAAAATCAACAAGGAGGTCTTAATTTTGAATTTGGTCAATTATTAGGAATTGAACCTACTTGTGCAGACAGTGGCTATATAGGCCAAAACGAATTTGTTTTGCATGGGGAGAGCAATGGCAAGGTCTTTCGTCAAGAACAAGGTAATAGTTTTGGTGGTAACGATATATTTAGCGCTTTCCAAACACCTTTTTTCTACATGGGCGACCCAGAGAAAAGAAAAATATTCTATGATGTGTCAACATACTTACGCTCAGAAGGTGACACAGAACTTATAATGGCTACAGAATTTGATTATGGTGACTCTGAGGTTTTATCAAGCACTAACTATAATCTTACAATAGAAAAAGCTGCTGCATTTTATAATGAGGCAACCTATAATAGCACTGCTGTTTATGATGGAAATCCCTCTCCTGTGAGAAAAACCAGTATTAGTGGTTCAGGTAAATCAATTTCATTTAAGTATGTAACAAATGGTCAAACTTCCTCTCACAGTATTCAAGGATTAGTCATTACATTTGGTGTAGGAGATAGAAGATAAATGGCTGGATATTCTAGACAATCAGTTGCAGACATTGTTTCTAACGCTGTTATTAAAGCTGCACCAGTAAATGCAGAGTATAATTCTTTACGTGACGCTTTTGCTTTTGCTACAGGTCACAAACACGATGGAAGCTCTACAGAGGGCGCTTACGTACCTTTAATTGCTGATACAGACGCTTTAAATAAAGTTGTTATAAATACTTCTAATAATAGAATTGGATTTTTTGTTGAAGTATCTAGCTCTGCTGTTGAGCAACTAAGAATACAAGATGGAGCAATAGTTCCTGTAACAGACAATGATGTTGACTTAGGAGCCTCTGGGCAAGAATTTAAAGACCTATACATTGATGGAATAGGCTACATTGACTCAGTAGTTATTACAGGAGGAACTATTGATAACGCAGTTATAGGAGGTAGTACTGCTGCTGCAGGTAACTTCACAAATGTAGGCTTGTCAGGAAATCTAACAGTTTCTGGTACTTCAGGTTTGTCAGGAACAACAACAATTACAACTGTTGATATTAATTCAGGAGCTATAGATAACACAACTATTGGTAACTCGTCGGCTGCTGCAGGAAGCTTTACAAGTTTAAATGCCTCTGGCACAGCTACCCTTGCTACTGTGGACATAAACGCAGGGGCTATTGATGGGGCTACCATTGGAGGAAACAGCGCTGCTGCTGGTAGTTTTACTTCTCTTGGGGCCTCTGGCACAGCTACATTAGCTACTGTAGATATTAATGGAGGTGCTATAGATGGAGCTACTATAGGTGCTTCTAGCACTGCTGCTGGTAATTTTACAACTGTTGCAACGTCAGGGCAAGCAACCCTTGCAACTGTAGACATTAATGGAGGTTCTATTGATGGGGCAGTAATAGGCGCTTCTTCTGGTGCAGCTATTACTGGTACAACCATAACAGCTACAACAGGTTTTGTTGGTGATGTCACAGGCGATATTACAGGTAATATTACAGGTAATATTAGTGGTGTTGTTACAGGAAATGTAACAGGAAACATAACTGCTAATAGTGGTACATCTACGTTTAACAATGTTACTATTAATGGCGGCTTGGATATGAACGCAAGTTCGTCAGCTACAATTACTAATCTTACAAGTCCAAGTAACTCAGGCGATGCTGCAACAAAAGGCTATGTGGATACAGAGGTATCAAATCTTGTTGCTTCTGCGCCAGGTACTCTTGATACTCTAAACGAGTTAGCTGCTGCATTAGGGGATGATGCTAACTTTAGTACAACAATTACAAATAGTATTGCTACAAAATTACCTTTGGCAGGTGGTACACTGACAGGTAATATTGCTATGGGTACAAACAAGATTACTGGTCTTGGCAACCCTAGTGCAAACCAAGATGCAGTAACAAAAAGTTTTGCTGATTCAACATTTTTAAGTTTATCTGGCGGCACTATGACAGGTGCTATTTCTATGGGTAGTAATAAAATTACTGCTTCGTACACGCCTAATTCAAGCACTGATTTAACTACTAAAGCTTATGTTGATAACATTACAGGGTCTTTACAATCTGCTCAAACAAATGCAACGAATGCAGCAACCTCTGCAACAAATGCAGCAAGTTCAGCAACTGCTGCTGCTTCCTCTGCTACTTCTGCTGCTAGTTCAGCAACTGCTGCTGCTGCAAGTTTTGACTCTTTTGATGATAAATACTTAGGAGCAAAGTCTTCCGCGCCTTCAACAGACAATGATGGCGATGCGTTATCTGCAGGAGTTTTATATTTCAATACTTCTACAAACACTATGCAAGTGTTTGGAGACTCTGGTTTTCAAAATGCTGGTTCTTCTGTAAATGGAACATCATCTAGAAATACTTATACAGCAACTTCAGGCCAAACAAGTTTTAGCTCTACATACGATGCTGGGTTTGTAGACGTTTACTTAAATGGTTTAAAACTTTTATCTGGCACAGATTACACAGCTTCAAATGGCACTACAGTTGTTCTTGCTTCAGGGGCTACAGCAGGTGATATAGTTGATATTGTAGCGTATGGTACTTTTACGTTAGCTACTCACTACACAAAAACGCAAACAGACGATCGATACCTGCAGTTAAGTGGAGGTACTCTTACAGGAAATATAGACGTAAGTTCTAGTGACATTGTAAGTACCAGTAACGCTAACATTGACCTTTTGCCAAATGGGTCTGGTAAAGTTGTTTTAGATGGCAATGGAAGCAGTGGTGGTGTTTTAGTCAGTGATGGCTTGATTGAAATAAAAACAGGTACAGGGTCTAGAGCAGAAACACGATTTTATTGTGAGTCAAGTAATGCTCACTACACTGGTTTAAGGGCTGCACCTCACTCTAGTTACAGTGGTAATGTTACATTTAGTCTTCCTGCAGGAGATGGGTCATCAGGTCAGTTTATGAAAACTGATGGATCAGGGCAGCTTTCTTTTGCAACAATAAACACTGATTTAGTAAATGATACCTCGCCTCAACTTGGAGGAGCGCTTGATACTAATGGAAATAACATAACTGCTTCTGGTGATCTTACTATCGATGTAGTTGGCAGTATAATACTAGATGCTGATAATGATGCTGTTGTGCAGTTTAAAGATGGTGGGACAACTATAGGTCAAATATCTTCAAGCTCACAGGACTTGGGAATAACTGCTAGTGTTCAAGACAAAGATATTAACT